CAGTCGAATGCCTGCGACCCGTTGCGGTCAACACCAAGCATCCCAGCTTGTCCGTCTGGAACTCGAAGGCAACCATGTGGGGGCAGGGGTGATCAAGGTAACACTCCCATGGCCTGACAAGGTCCTGTGGCCCAACGGGCGCACGCGATCATTCCACAAGCGCGCTCGCCTGATCGCATTGCACCGCCAATGGGGCAAGATAGCAGCGCTGGGGGCAGGGGCCAGGAACATCGCGCATGGCGACGAGCGCATTCCGGTGCATTTCCTTGTTCACCCCATGCCGCGCGGCCCTGCGCCCGACCGCGACGCCTGCATCTCGGCTTGCAAGAGCTACCTAGACGGCATCGCGGACGCGCTGGGCGTCAATGATAGCCTGTTCGATCCACAACCACCGGTGATCGGTGAGAGGGGCGGTACCATCACGATTACGGTCGGGGAGGCGGCGTAATGCGCGCATCCACCGTCATGCGATTATCCACAACCAGCATTTTCAGACACTTATCGTGTTTTATGTGGATAAGCGTTTTCTCGGCGGCTTGCTCCATTGCTTTACCGCAGTTGCAGGGAGCATAGAATCGTCGATGGGCGCTATCCTCCCTTTCGCGAGCAAGCAGACGACTGACGAAACCGCAGTCGAAGCCGCTTGGCGCGAGCTACAGACGCTCGTCAAACAGCGCATGGATGATCCGGGTCTGTTGGCCAATTTGGATCACTGCATGGCGACAGCGCGCGCCCTCCAAAAATTCGAGAACCTTTTCTTGGCGGAGGATGCCGCGTGAATGCATACAGCGTCACCCCAAGGCCAGTGGCCAACGTCGATGGCGAACACGCTTTAGTCGCCGCGCTGCTGTTCGATGGCAGCCGGACGGATATTGCTGCTGATCGCGTATCGCCCGCCGACTTCACCGACCCGCTCTACTCTGCCATGTACGGTTTGATCGTTCGTGAAGCAGCGCGCGGCGCACCGTTAAACGCGCTCACCATTAAGCCGTATCTGGACGACTTGCCCGACTTCAAAGAGGCTGGCGGCATGTCGTTCTTGGCTCGTATGAACCAGGGTGCGGCTGGCCTTATCGATCTGGCTGCGACCGCCAAGCAAATCCACCAACTTTCCCAACGGCGCATGCTCATCGAGAACATGCGCGCCGTGATCAACGATGCTGCCGATAGCGAGATCCAATTGGCTACGGTCGTGGAGTCCGCTGAAGCCGGCATATTCAACGCCACCGTTACCGATGAGGGTTTGCATCAACCTACAGCGGCCGAGTGTCTGGATGAATTGCTCGCGTCGTTTGATGAGCCGATTGGCGGCGTCAAGTGCCATGCCATCCCTTCCATTGATCGGCTGATCGGTCCGCTCAAGCCCAAGCAGCTCATCATTGGCGCCGGCCGCCCCGGAATGGGAAAGACGGCTACAGCGCTCAGCTATGCGATCGGCGCGGCAAAGGCTGGGCATGGCGTCCTGTTTGTCAGCCTGGAGATGGGCAGCACGGAATTAGCAGCCCGCATGGCTGCTGATCTATGCTTTGACGGTCACCGTGGCATTCCGTTCGAGAGCATCCGCGACAACACGCTGACTGCGGCTCAGCGCGAGCAGATCGCCAGCATCCGCTCCGACATACACCATCTCCCCCTTCAGATCATCGACACTGGCAAGCTATCGATCGGCCGGCTGTCGATGATCATCCGCCGGTACAAGCGCCGCTTTGAGGCGCGTGGCTTGAAGCTGGAAATGGTGATCATCGATTATCTCCAGTTGCTCCAGACGGACAACCCCAAGCGATCGAATTATGAAGCGATCAGCGAAATCAGCATGGCGCTAAAGGCCATCGCGAAAGAGCAGGGGCTCACCGTTTTCGCGCTGGCCCAATTGAGCCGAGAGGCTGAAAAACGACCCGACAAGCGGCCTCAGCTTTCCGACCTCAGAGACAGCGGCCAGATCGAACAGGACGCAGATGCCGTGCTGTTCCTCTATCGCCACGAATATTATCTGAAGCAGGCTCCTGAGGCTGATCCCGCGCACGAGAAACACGACGTTTGGCAGGTCGCCATGCGCAAGTGCGAGGGCATGATTGACTTCATCTGCGCCAAGCGTCGCAATGGCCGCACGGGCAGCGCGACGGGCGTGTTCTGGGCCGGTAATCAGGCTGTCCGAGGATGAAGGGGGCGGCACTCCCTATATTCGGCGACGCCTATCTGGCGGACACGCATCACCTCACGCTTGAGGAACACGGGGCATATTTCAAGCTGCTCTTGCTCGCGTGGCGTTCGCCGGGGTGCTCGCTGCCCGACGACGATCAGCGGCTTGCCCGCATGTTGGCGATCGGGCCGGCCAAATGGGCGAAACTGAAGCCCTGCGTGATGGCGTTCTGGACCTTGGCTGATGGAGCATGGACGCAGAAGCGCTTGAGCAAGGAAAGGGCTTGGACCGATAAAAAGGCTGCCAGTAATTCTTCGTCGGCCAAGAAGCGTTGGGGAAAGCAAGATATTGAAAAACCACGAAACGAGGAATGCGAACGCATAAGCGAACGCAATGCCCCTCCACCTCCATTATCCATACCTAACGGTATGGGCGTCCCGCCCGTCGACACTGTGAAAGCCATTTGGGATATTGGCATCACGCTCTTGACCGCTTCGGGACACGAAGAACGCGCCGCCCGCTCCATCGTGGGCCGCTGGCGTAAAGAGCATGGGGATGGGAAAACGCTCGCAGCCCTCATCGACTGCCAAGCAAAATCCATCACTAGCCCAGTCGAGTGGATGGCGAAGGTTCTCAGCGCCTCGTCATCGGCTCCCAGCCTGCTTGAACAGGCTCATCGCTACGAGAGGGCCGCATGACCCATCCCTACACCCTGGCATATCGAGAGGAAGTGCGGCGCTGGATTTATCGCCTGATCCTCCGGCCACTCATCAAGCGCAATTACGCGATGAGAGCGCGGGGAGCGGCTCCCGATGTATTATATTGGGCGGACCGTCTCGCCGTTTCGTGGGGCCATTTCACCCCCATTCGAGAGAGGATCTAAACGATGGGCTGGATTCTCATTGGCGTGATGGCGTTGCTGGTGATCACAGGCGCTCGCGTCATCGCGGACAAGTTCAATTCTGGCGGAAGGTATTAGGGCACATGGCACGGGGCGGGGCGAAGCGTAAGCGCAATATGAAGGCGGCCAAGGGCGATGCTCGGCTGATGCCGGCAGCGGAGGCGTTGCAACACGGCGAGTTCGCATCAGTGGGCATGGCGCATCGGCGTGTGCCGGTGATCGATACGATGTTGACGCGAGGGCAGCTAACAACCGCAGAATACCGATCGCTGTCGTTCTACCGCGATCAGGCGACGTTAGCCGAGCGATCACCACTGAGATCCTGCTTGGATAACTCGCAGGGAGGTAGCGGAGACATTCCGCTGTCCGCGTCGATCACGTCCGCCATCCTGACCACGGCACGAATTGAGCGGGACATGGGCAGCGTCGCGCCGATTGCCCGCGCTATTGCGGTCGACGACATGACGCTGACCGCTTGGTGCGTGAAGCAATATGGGGGCCGCGAGCGCTACAACGACAAGGGAGACTTCATTGCGATCGTCCCGGTGAGCGAAAAGCTCAGAATGGGTATGGCCACAATGGAACTGAAGATGGCCGCGCATCGGATCATCGCTTGACGGTTGGCGGTAAAAGTGCTAGCGAACCTGCATTATTTCGAATTGCGCCCGGAGCTGAGAAGCTGCTGGGCGTTTCTGTATCCGGACGGTTCGCCCTCGAACCACCGGTCCCGCCGCCCCTCCCTCCGTCGATGCACAACAGACAGGCGACGCGACAGAGGGCGGCGGGTTTCATTCGAAGAGGTTGGTAGATGAGCCGCCCAACCATTTACGACCCTGCGTTCTGCGAAGCCGTGGTTGAGCATGGAAGAGCCGGCAAATCGGTTACGTGGATTGCAGCCGAACTCGGCGTTGTTCGCCAGACGCTTCACAACTGGATGAACGAACATCCTGAGTTTCTGGACGCCATGACGCGTGCGAAGCAATTGGCGCAGCGCTGGTGGGAAGATGCGGGCCAAGACGGAATGGATAAGAGTGGCTTCAACGCTTCGGTGTGGTCGCGCTCGATGGCCGCTCGCTTCCCAGACGATTGGCGCGAAGTGAAGGGGCAAGAGATCAGCGCCCCAGGCGGCGGCCCCGTTCAGGTGCAGGAGGTTCGGCGCGTTGTCATCGATCCTCGAAATACAGACGCCACGTAAGTTCCTCCCGTTCCTAAAGCAGGCTCGATACAAAGGCGCGCATGGTGGTCGCGGCTCGGGCAAGTCGCACTTCTTCGCTGAGATGCTCGTCGAGCGCTGTGTGCTTCATCCTGGCACTCGCGCTGTCTGTGTTCGTGAGGTTCAGCGAAGCCTGAAGAACTCGGTCAAGCTGCTCGTTGAGGACAAGATACGAGCGCTCGGAGTGAGCGAGAACTTCAAGATACTGGATGCCGAGATCGAAACGCCGGGGGGCGGGTTGATCATTTTCCAGGGGATGCAGAACCACACCGCCGACAGCATCAAGTCGCTTGAGGCATTCGACATCGCATGGGTTGAGGAAGCCCAATCGCTTTCGCAGCGCTCATTGGATCTACTCAGGCCGACAATCCGATCGCCCGGCTCTGAACTGTGGTTCACGTGGAACCCGAACAAGCCGACCGATCCGGTTGACGTGTTGCTAAGGGGTGATGGCGCGCCGACTGACGCGATCGTCGTTGAGGTCAATGCGGCCGACAATCCGTGGTTCCCGCAAGAACTGCGGAATGACATGATTGAGGACCAGCGCCGCGACCCTGACAAATACGCGCACGTCTGGCTTGGTGCTTACACTCGCAACAGTGAAGCGCGGGTCTTTCGCAACTGGACGACCAAGGAGTTTGAGACGCCCGCCGGTGTCGAGTTCAGGTTTGGCGCCGATTGGGGCTTTGCCACTGACCCGACCGTGTTGGTTCGAGGGTTCGTTGACGGGCGCAAGCTCTACATCGATCAGGAGGCGTGGGGCTCACAGGTCGAGATTGATCATATCCCCGCTCTGTTCGCCGGCTCTGATACGCAGACGCCGAAGCGCTGGGAGAACCCCAAGGACTTTCCCGGCATTCCTGGCGCTGCAAAGTGGCTGATACGGGCAGACAGCGCCCGACCAGAGACGATCAGCTACGTAAGGCGCAAGGGCTTCAGGATCGTTGAGGCGATCAAGGGGCCTGGCTCGCTGGAAGACGGTATCGAGTTTCTCAAGGCGTTCGACATCATTGTCCACCCACGTTGCGTCAACGTCATCAATGAGCTGACATTCTACAGTTACAAGACCGATCCCCTGACCGAGGAAGTGCTCCCGGTTCTGGAGGATAAGAACAATCACACGATCGACGCTCTGCGGTACGCGCTGGAATCCCTGCGAAGGGTGAGCAAGCGTCCAGAAGAGAAGGCGCGCAACGTGCCGAACGATAGCTTTAGACGCAGCAGCACAGGAGGCGGGACCGGATGGAAAACGCTCTGAAGCTCGCTGACATCACACGCCTTCTGCGCGATCTGCCGGATCGCAATCCACATTGGGACGGCAAGTTTCGGCTGTATTCTCCGGGGCCTAATGTTACGCGCGCATGGACTGAGATGTTTCCGGGCGTCGAGATCATAGAAGTGGCGCAGATCTAAATGGCAAACTACGCGCCTCAGACCGCCTCTGGATCGCAGCCCGACAACGCACAGGTGATGCAGAACGGCGATACGCAGGCGCCCGACCTCGCCAAGTATAAGCGCATGTTCACCGAGGCGCAGACCATCACCGAGCAAGCGCGCATCGAAAGCCAGACGGACGACGACTATTTCAACGGATATCAGCTAACGGCAGACGAGCGCCGCGTGTTGCAGGAGCGCCGCCAGCCGGATGCCATCTTCAACCGCGTGCGTCCTGCTGTGCTGGGGTCACTGGGTGTCATCAAGCAAGGCAAGACGAGCCCGAGGGCCTATGCTCGCAACCCCGACGATGAGCAATCGAGCGACGTTGCCAGCAAGGTACTGCGGTTCATCGCAGACGAGAGCAACTTCCATGCCGTCCGTATCGATGCCGCCCAGAATTACCTCGTTCAAGGCACGTGCGCGGTCATTGTCGAGCCAAATGAGGATGGGCGCATTGAGATCGTACAGGGGCGTTGGGAGGAGTTCTTTTACGATCCCCGCGCAAGGCGGCAGGACTTCGGCGACGCTCGCTACATGGGATTTGCCAAGTGGATGTACGCCGACGACCTGGAGGCAGCGCATCCCGAGCTAAAGGGGCAAGTGCAGGTAGGCGTTGACGCCGCCATGACCCAGATGGGCATGACGTTCGCCGATCGCCCCGGCAACAGCGCTATCACGTGGATCGATCCACGTCGGCGCCGTGTGCTGGTGGTGGAAATGTATCACCGCGAGGGCGCCAACTGGTATCGCTGCACGTTCTACGGCAACGGCATCATCTCGGCAGATCTATCGCCGTACAAGGACCCCAAGGGTCGCCCCGTCTGCCCGATCGTGGCGCAGTCGTGCTTTGTCGACCGTGAGAACAACCGTTACGGCATCGTGCGCGACATGCGCGGGCCTCAGGATGAGATCAACAAGCGCCGCGCCAAGCTGCTGCACCTGTTGAACAGCCGGCAGCTCGAAACCGATGTTGAGGGCTTTGATGCGTCTGCCGATGTTGCTCGCAGGGAAGCTGCCCGGCCGGACGGTGTGATCCCGTTTGGTTTCAAGCCGTCCCAGACAACCGATATGTCGTCGGGCCAGTTCAACCTGCTCGGCATATCGACGGCAGAGATTGAGCGCATGGGGCCGAACCCCGCCGTTCTGGGCCGCTCTGGCGAGGATCAGTCGGGCCGGGCTCAGTTGGTGCGCCAACAGGCCGGCATGACCGAACTAGCCGTTGTGCTGGGCGGTATCGAGGAATGGGAGTTGCGCGTCTATCGGGCGTGCTGGACCCGTGCCAAGCAATTCTGGAAGTCTGAGGATTATGTTCGTGTCACCGACGACATGAATGCGCCTCAGTATATCGGGATCAACCAGCCCAAGGTCGCCCAAGTGCCCGCGATCGTGCCGCACCCGGAGACGGGTATGCCCATGGTCGGAACGCAAGAGGTGATCCTGGGCTACGAAAACCAGTTGGCTGAGATGGACGTGGATATCATCCTCGATACCGTCTCCAACACGCAATCGCTCCAGCAAGAGCAGTTCCAGATGCTGGTTGACCTGGCCCGCGCCGACGCGGTGCAGATCCCGCTGCCGCTGCTCATTCAGATGTCGTCGCTGCCGAACAAGGCGGATCTGCTCCAGAAGCTGGAAGAACTGACCCAGCAGCAGCCCGACCCTGCGCAACAGCAGCAACAGCAATTGGCAGCAGCCGAGACGCAGGCACAGATCGCCGTGGATCAGTCGGTTGCCACTCTCAACAACGTGAAGGCGAAAGTTCTCGAAAACGAGGCTCACGTCAACATGTTCCAGACAGGGCTAGAGGCCGCAACACCTCTGCCGGTACCCGCTGCACCCCAGGTCGCAGCGGCATAAGGGGCCGCCTCCCTCAAAGGGCGTTTCGTAAGTCTTACGCAAAGACAAACAGGCCGCCGCTGACCGGGCGTATCGTGGAGCCGCTGACGCAATAGCGGCAAGGGTGAACAATGGATACTTTGGACTTTCTGAACCCGGCTTCGGCCGGACCTGAAGACGTGCCCGCAGTCGAGGCCCCTGGCAACGCTGCGCCGATCGAAACGCCACCCGAGGTTGTGAATGAGCCGGCGCCCGCGCCGATTCCCAGCCCCGAGCCGGCCGCTAAGCCAGTCGTCCCCGAGGGCTATGTGCCTCTCGCTGCGGTTCTGGACACGCGCGACCAGTTGAAGGCGGAACGTGACCGGGCAAAGGCCCTGGAGGATCAGCTTCGGCAGTTCCAACAGCCTGCGCCGTCACCGGACGATGAAGGCTATGTCGATCTCAGGTTAGACCAGACCCAGCAAGCCGTACTCAGTGCCAAGCTCGACATGTCGGAAGAAATGACGCGCGAGAAGTTCGGCAACGAGACGGTAGATGCGGTCAAGGATTGGGCGGTCAAGCGGTTCGCCGAGGACCCGTCCTTCCATCAGCAAGTCCTGTCCCAACGCAATCCCTATGGGTTCGCGGTTGCTCAGTATCAGCGCTCACAGGCGCTCGAAAAGCTGGGTGCTTCCGTCGACCCCTCCAAAATCGAGGCGTTTCTAGCGTGGCAAGCCGCGCAACAGACACCCGAAGCCCAACAGCCGGCAGCCGTCCCCGTGGCCGCTGCTACCCCACAAGAGCAGGCCCCTATCCCTTCGCGCTCCATTGCCTCCGCACCTAGTGCCGGCGGTGGTGCGGCTCACGTCCCGGCAGGTCCGGGCGTCGCATACGGGGCCGTTTTCGGACAATAGGAATTAGACAATGTCTGAAGTCGTACTCGCTTCTGCATCAGAAAAGCAGAAGTGGATCGCCAAGTACTTCCAGGAGTACGTGCGCGATTCCCGGTTCATGCCGTACATGTCGAACGCCGACCTCAACAAGGGCGGCATCATCCTGACTCGTTACGAGCTTCAGGAAGAGGCAGGCAAGACCATTAATATCCCGTTCATCGGTCGCCTGACCGGCTCGGGCGTCACCGGCGCGGAAATTCTCGACGGTGCTGAGGAGGAGCTGACCAACTACAACTTCGCCCTGTCGATCGACTGGCGTCGTAACGCGGTTCGCGTCCCCAAGTCGACCAGCTACAAGACCGAAATCAACCTGCTCAATGCCGCCAAGGACATGTTGCAGGTCTGGGAATCGGAGAAGGTCCGCGACGACATCATCAAGGCGCTTGCCTCGGTGGTCGTGGGCACGTCCGGAGCGTCGACCGACCTCGTGAACTTCGACGTTGCCACGGCAGCGAACAAGAACACCTGGACGGCTGCCAATCAGGATCGCATCCTGTTCGGCAACGCCCTGTCGAACTACAATGCTACCTTCTCGACTGCGGCGGCCAACGTCACGTCGAGCATGAAGGCGTCGGTGTCGATCATGGGCCTGGCGAAGCGCATGGCGAAGGCGGCAAACCCGCGCATTCGTCCGTGGCGCGTCGACAGCATGAACGGCCGCGAGTTCTACGTTGCGTTCTGTGGCGCGCGTACGTTCCGCGACCTCAAGGCGGATACCACGCTGGTCTCGGCTAACACGTCGGCTCGCGCTCGTGAGGATGACGGCTGGAAGAACAATCCGATCTTTCAGGACGGTGACCTGTTCTATGACGGCGTCCTTTACCGCGAAGTTCCGGAAATCGACGACTACTGCGCTACCGCCGGCTTCAACGCCATCGGTGGTTCGTCGGCTGACGTTCGTCCGATCTTCCTGTGTGGTTCGGGCTCGGTGGCCATTGCCTGGGGTCAGGAACCGACCCCGCGCACTGACTACATCAAGGACTATGGCTTCCGTCCAGGTGTGGCCATTGAAGAGCTGCTCGGTGTCAAGAAGATCGCCTACAACGGCGTTCAGAACGGCATCGTGACCGTCCTCGTTGGCGCTGCGGCCGACTCCTAAGCCTGATTGGGCGGGGTAACTCCCGCCCTTTTTTCTTCATAAGGAAACAACGACATGGCGACTTATCAGTCTCCGGCCGTGGCCAACAAGAATCCGGTCGCGGTCCATGGTCAGCGCTTCAATGTGCAGGAGTTCCGCCAGACGGTAACCTGCACTGCGGCGCCGTCCACCTCTGACACGCTCCAGTTCGGCTATATGCCGAAGGGCGCGCGTGTTGTCGGTGGCTATCTCACTGCAACCGACATGGACACCAACGGCTCGCCCACCATCACCCTCAACATCGGTGACGCGGGCTCGGCTGCTCGTCTGTTCTCGGCTTCGACCGTTGCCCAGGCGAGCACGCTGTCGCTTGAGCAGACGGTTGGCGGTCTGGACTACCAGTACACCGCGAAGACGCTGATTACGGGCACTGCCCAGGCGAACGCAGCAACCGCAGCGGCCGGCACGGTTACGCTGTGCCTGCTCTACGTCGTGGAAGATTCGACCACGTCGTAACGAACGGGGCGGGGGTTTCGGCTCCCGCCCACCCAATCTGGAGATAGCTTATGGCTCCCAACCTCTGGCAGGGTCCGGCAACGAACCTTCGTGCCGTTACCCCAAGCGACAGCGCTGATTTGCCCGATGGCTGCCGTGGGCTGCTCATCGGCACGGCCGGCAATGTGTCGGTGGTCGCAGTAGATGCCGCTGGCGGTGCATCAGCGGTTGTTCTGAAGAACCTCGCCAACGGGCAGATTGTCCCGATCGCTGTGCGCGCCGTCAAAGCGACAAGCACGACCGCAACGGACATCGTGGCGCTCTACTGATGGCGACCTGTCGCGACATGGGCGCCTCTGCGCTGCAATTGATCGGCGCTTACGGTGGCAATGAAACGCCATCGGCTGCGGATGCCCAAGTCGCTCTTGACCAGCTTCAATCCATGCTCACCGGCTGGGTACATTCCGGCATGTTCGGGCGTCTCAATGACGTTTACCGGCCGACCGACTATGTGGCCAAGGAGCTTGATCGCGTCGTGGCAGATGCCGGCGTCGCCGTGTTGCTTCCCTCTACCGTTCTTGGCTCGGACGGCAATTATCGCAAGCCCCGCGACCTTACCGTCATCGAGATATCGGACGATAGCGGGCGCAATACGTGGATCTGGGACCGTGACGCATGGGTGAAGCTCAACGATCTCGCATTTGAGAGCGTTTGCCCGCTGGCGTGGCGTTCTCCCAGGGGCTTTGCGGCGTGTCTGGGCGTCAACCTATCCGGTGACTTCAACATGCCCCTCACGCAGTCCCTGACGCGTCTGGCGAGCCAATATCGCACCATGATCTCCATGAAGCTTGGGTCAACGCAAGACCCGAGCCCGGTGAGCTACTTCTAATGACGGATATCCCGTTCGGTGTGAACGCCTACCGCAGAAATGTGGGGCAGTTCTCCGAAACGCGGCTCGTCAACCAGTATCTTGAGGTGGGTGCTGACAAGTCGCTGCGCCTGATCGGCCGGCCTGGGCTTGTCCAGTTCACGACGGTAAGCGGCTCCCCGATCTACGGGCTATTTGCGCAGCCCGGCACGTTCAACGGCGAGGTTTTTGCCGTCAGCGGGGGGAAGCTCTATCGCAGTGGCGGCGAGGTCGGCAGCGTTGCAGCGTCCTCGCGTGTGAGCTTCGCCGCCAGTGAGCTTCAATTGCTCGTGGCGACCGGCTCGGACATGTACTGCTATGACGGCACAACCACGACGACCATTACGTTTCCAGATGACGCGGGAGAAAACAGCGTTGTCTATTTCGCCGGCTTGTTCGTCGTAGCGCGGACGGGGACGGAGAAGTTCTATTGGTCTGCGGTGCTGGACGGAACGAGCTGGGATAGCCTCTCATTCGCCTCCGCAGAGCGCAAGCCAGACAATATCGTCGGCATCCTCGTTGTTGGTGACGAACTATGGATGTTTGGCGAAAACTCGACCGAGTTCTTTCAGGCGACGGGTGACGGAAACCTGCCCTTCTCGCGCATCTCAGGCAGGGTGTACGACAAGGGCGCGGTCAATCGCGACTCCATCTGCAATTTCGACAATACCGCCGCCTGGGTTGGTCAGGACAAGATCGTCTATCGCGGTGACGCAGTCCCGACCCGCATTTCGGATTACGGCATCGAAGAACGCCTACAGCGAACCAGCGCGGGCGATATCCACATCTGGGCCTTCGTCTGGAACGGCCACTATTTCCTCTGCGTCAATACGGTCGATGGCACGTTCGCCTATGACGCGGCAACGAGCGAATGGCAGGAGTTCAAGACCTGGAACCGCTCGGGTTGGCGAGCGCATCTGGGCTGCATTATAGACAGCACTGTCTATGCCGGCGACGACACGACGGGCATCATTTGGACGCTCGACCAGACTGCGCTGGTGGACGACACAGATCCTATTGAACGCATCGCCAGCGCGATCATTCACAAGACCGGCTCACCCGTTCCGCTCAACAGCGTGCACGTGGATATCAGTCCCGGCCAGACGCCAAGCCTAGCGGGGCAGGGAGCCGACCCCATTGTTGAGCTTCGTCTGTCGAGAGATGGCGGAAAGAGCTTCGGGGGTTGGATGCCTGCCGCGATCGGCCGGCAGGGAGACTACCGCGTGCGATCGATCTGGCGCCGCCTGGGACAATTGGATGAGCCCGGCGTGCTGATGGAGTTCCGCACTACTGACCCGACCCCTTGGACGCTGTCCGGCGTGCGAGCGAACGAGATGGCTGGAGGGAGAAGCCGCTAATGGCATCGTTCAACAAGTTCAACAGCTTCGTAGAGGCACTGGCCGAGAAGGTGCATAACCTTGGCTCCGACACGCTCAAGGTGATGCTGACGATCACGCCGCCAAGCGCGGCAAATACGCAAAAGTCGGACATCACCGAATTGACCCCCGGCAACGGCTATGTTGCGGGCGGTCAGACTGTCACGATTACATCGTCAGCCCAAAGCAGCGGAAGTTACAAGCTGGTAGGCAATGACGTGACGTTTACCGCGTCCGGCGGTTCGATGGGGCCTTTTCGCTACATCGTGCTGTATAATGATACGGCGACCAATAAGGAACTTATCGGTTATTGGGACAACGGCTCGTCGGTAACTTTGGCGTCTGGCGAATCCTATCCGATCGACTTTAGTTCTAGCAACGGCATTCTTCAGATAGTATAATGTTGAGCCTTACAGCCGATGTAGGCAGTTTCGGTCTTACCGGGCAGGGCACGGCACCGCGCCTGTTAGCCATGACCGGCATGTTCGGTTTGACCGGAAAGGCTGCATCGCTCAGCCGCACCTATTCGGTAGACCTTGGCGACCTGCATTTGCGGCTGGAGCGGCTTAATTCTGCATTCCCCGTCGTGGATAAGATGGGCCGGCCCAGCGGCCAGTTTCAACGCTTCTGGCAGAAGCATTGCGAGGCGATAGAAAGCGCATATTCGGCGCTGGCATCGGCGGTTATCGCGATCCAAACCGCCTATGACGTTGCGGCCCAGGCGTCGGCTGCCACGTCGACAGCATTGGACGCGGCAACGCAGGCGGGGACAGCGGCCGATCAGGCGAACCAACTGATTAACGATATCCAGGGCGGCGTTCTCAACTTCCCGACCATCCAGATCGGCGGGGACAAGTTCTACAATAACGGCGGAATATTGGAGCCGCTATGATCGAGCGGTCCTTTGATGCCGACACGATCAACGCACTAGTCAATCACCCAGAAATTCGCCCGCATGTTGGTGGCGACCCCAGCCAGCCGATCGACCTTACCGGAGCAGTTGCGAATACCGACCATTATTTCCTGTTGGGCGAGCATGGGGGGTTCGCGTGCACTTGGACCGCTCCGCGCACCTATGAGATCCACACGTTTGTCAGGCCGGAAGGTCGGGGCAAGTGGGCATATCAGCTAGCCCGTGCCGGCCGGGATTACATGCAGGCGATCGGTGCAACCCACCTTTGGACGCGGGTTCACCCGGAAGCTGAGAACGTCAAACGCTTCACCCTGGCGGCGGGGTTCCAGCCAGCCGGTTCGCAGACGGTCGACTTCGGTATCGGCCCGCAGATTTACGATTTGTACGATTGGAGATGCGAATGCCCGCAATAGCAATTGCAGCCGGTGTCGCTGCCGTGGGCGGCGTTGCCAGTGCCGCGATCTCGTCTCATGCCGCTAACAAGGCGACGCAGGCAGCGACCAACGCTGCTAACCAGAACAATGCCCTGCAAAAGGACATCTACAACCAGAACCGCGCCACCCTGTCGCCGTTCGTCAACAACGGCACGCAGGCAAGCAACTACTACAACGCGCTGCTAGGCCTGCCCGGTGCCAATGGCGGGGCAAACGACAACCTCCCGAGCGCACAACAGGCGTACAACACGTTCCTCAACAGCGACGGCTATCAGTTCCGCATGAACGAGGGCATGAAGGCCCTTAACACCGGCTATGCCGCGCGCGGGATGATCCAGTCCGGCGCTGCCATGAAGGGCATCAATAGCTGGGCGCAGGGCACCGCGTCGGACGAGTTCGGCAAGTATCTCGGCCAGCTCGGCAACCAGCAGGCGGTCGGGTTGAGCGCCGGCAACGCCATCGCTGGCGTAGGCACCAACTACGCCAATCAGGTGAGCAACAACAACAACAACGCTGCCGCTGCGATTGGTAACGGCGCGATTGCCAATGCCAATGCGTGGAACGGCGCCATCGGCAACGTGACGAATGCGCTTGGCATGTTTGCGGGGCAAAGCTCCAGCTACAAGAAGCAGGGGGGCTATTAATGGCCGAGATCGAATGGGGCAATCTCCAGCCCTCGCCCAACTTCTCGGCCGGTGTGGCGCAGTCTTTCGAGGCCGGCCGCCAGATGGGCTTGCAGAAGCAGGCTGACAATGCGTTGGCGCGAGCGCGGGCCAATCCCGACGATCCCCAGGCGATCACCGACCTTGCGCTATACAACCCTCAGGCGGCTAATGCCTTCATGGCGGTGCAGGCCAACCAGCGCGCAATCAAGGCGCGGGCGGCAGCATCGGACGTGTTCAAGTCCTATGGCAATATCACTGCGCCGCCTCCTGTCACTTCTCCGGCGGTTGGCGCGGTTCCTCCGCAAGCTACGACTGTCCCGAACGTCCCTCAGATGCTCGCGACGCTGCCCGGCCCCAATGGCCAGCCTGGCACGCCGATGCCTCAGGGCGCGCCTGGGCCGTCTCCTATCGGCCCGCAAACCCTCCCCAATGGCGATATGCAGCCCGGCACGGTGTCCCCGACAGCAATGCTTCAACCTGATCACCCGATTACGCAGGCGATCGGGGGCGCCGTGTCGACCGGGCAAATGTCGCTGCCAGACGCTATCGCCAAGTTCGCGCAGTTCGCCGATCCCCAGGAAACGGCGCAGATGATCCAATCGCTGGGTCAGATGGACAAGCTGCGCCGCGACCGGCTGGGTGAATCGGCTGACGCGTTGGCGGCGGAAGCGGTGGCGCTCAAGAATGTGCCGCAGGGTCAACGCATGCAAGTGGCGCTGGCCGCGTTGCCGCAATTGGCTGCGCACGGTGTCACCCCTGAGATGATCCAAGGCGCCGACTTTTCCGACAACGGCCTGAACGGCATTATCGGGCAGTCTATCGGCGCCAAGGCCTTGATCGATGAGGCCGACAAGCAGACCGAGCTTGGCTATGAGGGCCAGCGCGTCCAGATCGCCCAGGATCAGAACAAGCTTGGCTATGCCCAGCTTGAGGAAACCAAGCGCCGCGACACGCTGGAATACAACAAGCCTGTTGCCGCTCCGTTCGGTCAGTCGCTCGTCAATCCGCAGACAGGCCAAGTCGTGTACGACGGCTTCGGCGGCGGTTCCGGCAGCGGCGGCGACCCGTACAACGTTGTCGTCGGCAATGGCCAGTACGGCAAACCTCCGCAGCCGCTAACCTCGATGACGGTCGGGCAGGTGTACGACTTCGGGCGTTCCACGCTCATTCCGAACACCAAGGCCGCAGGCGTCGGTAAGGATAGCCGGGGTACGCTGGGATCGAGCGCGGTGGGCGCCTACCAGATCACCGGCGAGACGCTGGCACGCATTGCCCCTCAGGTTCTCGGCCCCGACTGGCGCAATCAGCCGTTCACGCCTGAAGTGCAAGACAAGCTTGGCGCGGCCATCTATGCGGATGCCCAGGCCAAGGGAACGCCGCTCAACAAGGTTTGGGCATCACTCAGCGCCAACGAAGCACAGGCGCTCAAGGGCAAGCCCTGGGAAGAAGTGCGCGGCAAGATCATCGCTGGGGAATCCGGCGGCGGCGGTGGTCAAAGCGGCGGGATGGCGGCGCTCCAATCGATGGCTGAGCGCATTGCCAATTATGACATGGCACCCCCGACCGGCCGTGCCGCCATGACCCCGCAGGCCATGATGACGATGCAGATCGTTAAGACGATGAACCCGTCATACGATGCTACACAGTTCCCAATGCGCCAAGCGGCAGCCAAGGCGTTCGGTACCGGCAAGCAGGGCGACGCCGTCCGATCGTTCAACGTCGCTGTCGATCACTTGGACAAGCTCCAGGGTGCCGCTCAGGCGCTTGGCAATGGCAACGTCCAGATGTTCAACGCGATCTCCAACGCTTTCCGCACCGCTGGCGGCAGCGCCATCCCCACCAATTTCGAGGCAATCAAAAACTTCGTGATGGACGAAACCACGAAGGCAATCGTGGGATCTAGTGGTGGCGTAGCCGATCGCGAGAAGGCGGCAGCAATCATCAACTCAGCGCAGTCGCCGGAGCAGCTCGCGGGCGCCATCTATCAGGTGAAAGCGCTGATGGTCGGGCAGTTGAAGGGCCTACAGCAGCAATACGAGACTTCGACGGGCCGCAGCGACTTCCCAAGCAAGCTGTCGTTCGAAACCCGGTACATTTCACGTATCGGCCGGCCGCCCGACGAAGCCGTCGCTCTGCTCAAGCAGAATCCCGGCATGGCCAGCGCGTTTGACCAAAAGTTCGGTCGCGGTGCCTCCAAGTGGTATTTGAGGAAGTAGAATGGCGGGCAACCCCTTCGACCAGTTCGATGCCACGGCTACCCCTCAAGGCACTCCTGCGTCCGCTGGTGGGAACCCGTTCGATCAGTTCGACAGCTCGCAAGGGCCGGCCGCCTCTGCCCCTCAAGACGCGCCCGACCCAGTGTTGCAGACGGTCAACGAGCTACTGAAGCGCGGTGCATCGTCGCACACGATCCATCTCTACCTCCAGAGCGTCCAGCGCGACAACCTACCGGGTGTAGACAATGCCGCAACGTTCATCGCTGCCAATCCCGACCAGAAAGACAAGGTCGCAGTGGCTAGCGATGGCGTCATTTCGCCCAAGATCGACCCGCGCAATCGCCTTGAGGCTGGTGTTGGCGAGTTCGCTAACGGCGGCACGATGGGTTGGCTCGACAAGATCACGGCGGGCGTCAATGCCGTGGCGCCGCTCGACGCGCTGGCCGGCAAGAACGTTGACAGCATTTGGAGCGGCAAGAGTCTCTCGGATGCATATTATCACAATCTTGATCTTGAGCGTGGCCAGTCGGCTGCGGATGACAAGGCTTATCCGGGGCAATCCCTTGCTCTGAACGCCACTGGCGCAGTCGCATCACCTCTCAACAGGGTGTTTGGCGCCGCTGGGGCTGCTGTGAAAGGCGAAAGCGCGATCGCCAATGCTGCACGCCTCGCGATCCCCGATGTCCTGGCGGGGGCCTCTTTTGGTGCCGGCCAATCTAACGCATCGACGTGGGGTGGCGAAGCTAGGGATATATTGGGCGGCGGTGTCGCGGGGGCGGTTGGCGGTGCGATAGGCCGACCGATCGCGGGCGGCGTTGCGGCGTTAGGCGGCGGACTTGCCCGCACCCTTGGGTTTGGCGCAGACGCGGCTGGCGCAAAGTTGGTAGCGCAGAAACTCGCAGAAGATCACATTGATCCGGCGGTTGCCGCAGACATTTTACAGAATGGCATCGGTAACGGCGTGCCGGTAATGCTGGCAGATTTAGGAAACAACACCCGCGCGCTTGCGGGGTCTGTTTCTCGCCAACCCGGTGCCGCCCGCGATATCGCGATGTCGGCCACCATGGATAGGCAAATGGGGCAGGGGGACAGGATCAGGGATGCCATATCCGGCAATCTAGGTCCGACTACCGACGTTCTTGCGGAGTCAGAAAGACTCATTCAGCAAGCTAAGCAGGCCGCGTCTCCGTTGTACGAAAAGGCTTACGCGAACCCTCCGATCGCCACGCCGAAGCTGCAAAAGATACTGGAAACGCCCGCTGGTAAAGACGCACTTCGCCGCGCCCTTACCATAGCGCAGAACGAAGGCCGCGACCCCAAAGCGCTTGGTTTTTCGTTAGACGCGGCAGGCAACGTAACTTTGAATCCTATCGGCTCAATCGCCGACGACGGGGCGGCCGGGCTACAGATCAACCTAACGCCCCAGCGTAAAGCATCCTACAGCACACAAACGCTAGACTATGTGAAGCGCGGGCTTGATGACATCATCGAAGGCTATCGCGACCAGACAAGCGGTAAGCTTCGTCTGGATGAGGCGGGGCGCGCAATCAACGGCGTGAAAAGTAGTCTGCTCACCGAGATGGACCGCCTAAATCCCGACTACAAGGCGGCGAGACTTGCGTACGCTGGCCCGGCTAGCCTCAATTCGGCGATGATCGACGGGCAGGCTGCGCTTACAAAATCCGCTTCGGAAATAAATCACCGCATTAAGAACATGGGGCCTCCCGAACTGGCCCAATATGCCCTTGGTCTGCGATCTTCGATGGCTGACGCCGTCGACAAAGGGGGAGACGCCGCCAACAAGGTGCGGATGCTGATCGGGACGCCGGCCAAGCGCAAGGCGTTGGAACGAGTGTTCGGCGGCCAAGGCGGGTTGCAGTCATTTCTTGACTCGCTCGAATTGGAGCAAAGGGCGTTTAGCACCTACCAGGCTGTCAACGGCGGATCACCGACCGCTGCCAGGCTTGCCGAGGATGTGGGTAACACTGGCGCTATCGATCACCTTATCAGTTGGGGTGATGCCGCGAGCAGGGGCAAGACGGGCTTGATCGGGAAGGCGGCCAGAAGCGCCGGAGATGCCTTGAGGTATGGAGCAGGCAAAGCCGGACAGCGCACGCGCGAGAATGCTTCGTCTCTTCTCTTCACGTCGCGTCCTGATGACTTCGTCAATGCGCTGGAGGCTGCTAAGGCCGCTAAGGCTTTGTCCGGCCAGCGGGCTAACGCCTTTGCGAACGGCGTTGGCAGGGTTGCTGCTAGGGGCAACAGCTACCTCTCGACGCGGCCCACTATCAACGACTTCAGCCCGCAGAACTAGGGCGCCTCGCGAGGCGCGTCCCAGCATCACGCCAAATATTGAAACCGCCATCAGCGGCATCATACCACCGGAGTACCATGAATGGCAAATCTCTGGCCGCTATCCCTTGTCCGAGCATTGGACGCGAACGGCAACCCGATCAACGGCGCCAAGATGTATTTCTACGCGACTGGGACAACGACGCCTGCCACCTTCTATCTCGATGGGGCTGGGTTAATTGCCGGCTCAAACCCATTGGTGTCGGACAGCGCGGGCATGTTCGCTCCGGTGTTCCTCGATGTTGGTCAAAATTATCGCGTGGTCCTCAACAGCGCCGATGACGCAGCAACGTATTTCGATGTAGATCCCGTCGTTCCCAGCACAAGCGGGGGGAGCGGGTATACCGACGAGAATGCCCGCGATGCGATTGGCGCTGCGTTGCGCGGAACTGGTATCAACATCGTAGTCAACGATGGCGCCGACACGATTACAATCGTTCTCGATACCGCCCACGCCAATAGCTGGTCGGCAAAGCAGGACTTCGGGGCCGGGGCAGATATTACTCCGGCGACTGCCCCTTCGACAACCGAAGCGGGGTACCTAGGAGCGCCGCAGAACCTTCAGAACGCCGATTACACGACGAGCATGACCGATGCCGGCAAGCACCTCTATCACACGTCTGGAAGCGCTCATACCTGGACGATCGATAGCAACGCCAATGTTCCCTATCCCATTGGAACCATCCTCACATTCGTTAACGAGAGCGGCGCCGGTAATGTCACGATCGCGATTACATCTGACACGCTGCGCTGGACGGACTCGACTGGTGGCCGGTCGCTGGTAGCGAACGGAACAGCTACGGCAATTAAGGTGACATCTACGGCTTGGCGGCTCACCGGCGACGGGATTAGCTGATGGGCGGCGCACATACCAGGATGCTTGGCCTGAATCCGGCGGCCTCTGTAAGGCCACCATTCGGCTCATCGTCTGTATTCGTTAATCTAAGCGACACTGTAAGTGTGCCTCTCCCTACTGGCACTCAGGTCAACGACGCATTGGTTATATCTATTGGGCATAGCTATCAAGTTAATGGCCTGACATGGACCGGCTCTAACGTCGGCATTTTAAATCTAACTGGAGCGCAGTACAATGGCCTGACTTATTATGGCACCGTAGATGCAAGCGACCTATCGCGCGGCTCTATCGGATTTCATTTTCAAAACGCAGGCTATGGAATTGTTACGCTTGTAGCCCTTCCGGGACCGAGAACCTACTTAACCTCGGGTGGATCGCGAAGCAGTAGCGGCTCATCAAGTCGGACGGTTTCAACGCTAGCATCGGTGTCTGCCGGCGTTGAATTGCTGCTGTTTGGCAGTGCGGTGTCCGCGACAGATGCGACATCATCATCATTGACGACAGATGTAGCGCATAATCCCAATGCAAATGCATCCGGTATATGCCGATACGGCATCGCGCCGACTACTGGCGTTCAATCTGGCACGGTAGATTACTCCGGCCTTCCGAACGGCGACTATCAAGTAATCGTGGCCATACAGCCATGATCCCTCATCGCCACAGGTGTAAATTATGCTCGGCCTAAGCCTTGGAATAGATAGCGTTGTTACGGCGGGGGTTGCTGGTCCATACGTGCCCGCGGCAAGTTCGGTGTTTGTCAATCTGACAAACACCGCCACCGTCCCCCTACCGGCCGGCGCCAAAGCCAATGATACGGTTGTTGTCTCTGTCGGGCATAGCTTCACGCTAAACGGCCTTACATGGTCTGGCGCGAATACCGGCATCCAGAATTTGCAGGGCTCAAATTATAACGGACTATCATATTACGGAACGCTCGCCGCTGCCGATATCACTCGCGGAAATTTAGTCTTCGGCTTCTCCGGAAACGGGTACGGGATTGCCTCCATCGTCCTATTGCCAGGGACACACACATATATCGACTCCGGCGGGTCGCGTCAGGGCACTGGGGCAGCCAGCCGCACTGTCTCCACGGCTGGATCAGTTGCGGCCGGATCAGCGCTGATATTACTCGGCAGCGCTTATCTGGCGACCGATGCCACTTCGACCTCTCTGTCAACGACCCCGGTGCACAACCAGAATGCAAACGCATCAGGCGTGTGTCGATATGGCGTTGCTGGATCAACGGGGGTTCAGTCCGGGACGATCAACTACGCCGGATCACCAGGTGGTGACTATCAGGTGATAATCGCCATGTCCGCCTAAGCGTCTGGCCATACCCATATTTTAAGCACGGCGAAGAAAAGCATAATCGAGCCAAGAAGTAGAATGTAAAAGCGTAATTCGCGGCGCTTCATCGGTGCGCAATCCAAGCCCACACGACTGCCGAAACCACGGCGACTCCCCGAATTTCATTCGCGATAAAGATCGCAAGTCCTATCTTCGCGGCTCTGCTCATGCCCCGCGTATATCATGGCTAACCCGATCCATTGATTGAATTTGTGACTCAAAATGGACCGATTCATCGAACGCAATGACTCACCGCCCCTCAACCAAGGAGAATAGCCATGCCCGATGACGGACAAGTTGGCCCGGCGCCCACACCAACCCCTACGCCTACTCCCACGCCGACGCCTCCACAGCCGAAGCTACCGACAAGGTGATAGTGTGCCTCCTCATATCTTCTATCTCTGCATCCTGCTCATGTGCATCGCGGCGGAATCCGTTTTCATCGCGTGCGGCAGGCCGAGCTTCGGACGCCTGTTATGGATAGTGTCGGCGGTAGTCGGCTGGTCTTACGCGGCGCTGTGGCTCGGCTACAACTTGCCGACTTCGCAACTGTGGGCTCATGTTGCAGCTTTCGCGATAGGCATTCCGATAGCGCGGGGGTTGGCAAGCCATATCTGCGCCGGCCTGTTCTTCCCGATGCTGACGATCGACGCGCTCAAAGTAGCGGGTGTCATCGATCCGACAACGTGGTGGTGGGCTATTTTCTATCTGGCGTGCGCTCAACTTATAGCGATCGGTCTTGGCGCGGATTTCCATCCGATCGGCAAAGCCATCAGGAAGGTGGCGGAAGAGATGCATCGTTGGCTCCCATGCGTGATGGCAACGCTGTGACGGATGGGGGGGATGGCGGCCTTATCGCGGGCGCCGCAATGGCGGCATGGGCTGCCGCGACCGCATTCTGGATGGGCGTGGGCGCTGTCATCTGGCGGCTGTTTTTCGAGCCTCGCATCGCCGAACTCAAGGAAGCGCTCGCGACCGAGAAGACCGAGTGTGAGATCAAGCTCGCGGCCATGGCGGCTCGCGCTGACCGCCTAGAGGGCGTGCTGTTGTTCCACGGCCCACCAGAGATGCGCAACGCGATGCAGGCGGCCTTGAGCGAGGTCCGCACCGAAATGGATGAGGTGAGGAAATGACCGACGCGGATCCAATCCCGGCCGATTACTGGTCGCTGCTCGCGAAAATCGAGTCCGCTAACCGCCCCTACATCAAGGCGCCAACGTCTAGTGGCTCCGGGCTCTACCAGTTCCTCAAGTCGACATGGATCGGCGAGGGCGGCCAGTGGGGCAACAATCCGGCGCTCGCGTTCGGCGGCCTAAGGCCGAGCCCAGAGGAACAGACGCAGCGTGCAAAGACCTTCACTGCGAAGAACGTCGCGATCCTGAAGGCCAAGGGTATCCCGATCAACAAGGCGTCACTGTACGCTGCCCACTTCTTCGGCGCTGGCATGGCGGCTCAAGTGATCAAGGCGGACGTGACGGCTCGCGCGGACCTGATTGCCGGGGAGGCGGCCACGAAAGCCAACCCATCGATCCTGAAGGGCAAGACGGTCGGACAGTTTCTGTCGTGGTTGCATGCAAAGACCGGGGACTGGGCAAGGTGACGCTCCCAGGCTGGCCCCCGCGCGATCTCCGCGCCTTCGTTGCGCTCGCGGCGTCGATCGGTGGCGCCATGGTCCTTACCGCCTTGCTGGCGTGGATCATCCGGATATTCCAGACCTGGCACGTTCCGGACCCGCTGGCGAACATCGCCTACGGGCTGCTCGCCATCATCGGGATCATCCTCATGTCGCTGGGGCTAGCGATCAATCGGCGATCGGTGAAGGCGTCTGGGCTGGGCTTCTCGCTGGACGCGACCGGAGGCGATGACAGCACGCCCACGGTGACGACCACCACGACCACAGCGGTGGCGACGCCGGCCACGACAACGACGGAGACGATCTGATGTTCGGACTCGACAAGACCGCAACGCGCATCATCGCCGCATTGGCGGCGTGCGCTCTTCTCGCGCTCATCTTCGCCGTTGTGTCGTGTCATCATGCCAGCACGACTACCAGCGTCGTCAAGGCCACCGCGCGCAACGACGCGGCGAAGGATCAAGCCTCGATCGAACGAGGCAACGACACAGCAGCAATCTCGAACAGCCAACAGGAACGAACCGATGCGATCAAATCCGCTCCCAAGGGAGAGACTGGCCCTGCTACTCATGCTCTCAATTGTGCCCGTTGGGTGCGCGCCAACCCTGGCAAAGCTAAACCCGCCGGTTGCTGACCTCGCCGTCGAGAAAAAGCCTGTGATGCCCGTAGAGGCGGTTACAGACGATACGGCGGCGGCTCAGTACAGCAGCGACGTTGAGGGCTGGGGGGATAGAGGTTGGGCCGCTATTGCTCGTCTCTGTCGCTGGGCGCAGGCGAACAAGATGCCGCACCCGGATTGCCCAGCTCCCTAATTTACCGTGGACACGAGGCAAGTAACGACTCAAGCAGAATGCCCACGGCAGCTTATTGGTCGGACGATTTTTCCAACATGTCGATACCCTATTCCCCCAGCCTCTCATTTAACGAGTGAGAATCCTCTGGCGCGATTATTCGGCGGGTACCCTAGACCGCAAAGCTGGGGGCGGTTGCACCTTACTCCTTTCCTCTACCGAACGCAACTTGACGGGGAGGGGGTGAAGTGGTACGCGAGTTGCGGTCGCGAGCACTTGTTCGAAAGTGTGTGTCACCCGTCGCTTGAGCATCCGGATGCAAGGGCGATGAGCACTGGGAAGCCTATAATGGAGGTCTGGAGATCGGCGGGTTCGAAACCGTTGTTTCCAGGGCGGCCATAAGGAAAACACCTTCGGGTGGCCCCTGATACGGGTTGTGACCTAGGCTCGCGACCAACATAGCTGCGGCGGCGTGGATAGAACACGCGGCTAGTCGGGTGCCTGATCCTTTAAGCCCGGCGTACCCGCTGCATTGTGTAGCGGATGGGATAGAAGATCGAAGCGGGTAGCCAACCCCGCCCGCAGCTATTCCCTTGTTGGATTCCCGCCGGCAAACCGCCCGCATGAAATACGAACCCGACCCAGATTTCGGCATCCCCATCGGCCTCCCTCCCGAGATGATGCCAGATATACCCAAGCCTAGATCCTGGAAGGAGGAAGTTGAGGGGTTCTTTCATGCTAGCCGATCGAAGCGGGAGAAGCGCTAAGGCGCAT